AGGTGATTTTCACCACCGGCGCCGCCGTGCGCCGGCGCCGCTGGACCGGATGGGACACCTCCATTCCGTTCGATGAAATCCTTGAGGTGTCGCGCTCCGCGATCAACCTCGATCGGCTCAACGCCGGCGCGCCGGCGCTCGATAGCCATAGCGCTTATTCCACCTATTCGCAGGTTGGAGTCACTGAGCGCGGATGGATCGAGGGCGAGAACGGAATCGCCTTGATCCGGTTTCCGAGCAAGGGAGTCGATGAGGCGGCCGATCGCATGTTCGCGATGGTATCGGAAAAGATCATCCGCAACGTGTCGGTTGGCTATTCGATCGACGAGGTTCGCGTGATCGAGCCGCAGAAAAAGGGCGAGGTCGAAAAGCGCATCGCGACGCGATGGACGCCTTTTGAAATTTCGTTCGTCACCATCCCGGCTGATGCGGGCGCGCAAGTGCGCGCATCCGCCGAGATGTTCCCGATCGCGATCGTTCGCGATCATGCCACCGCCGCCGCCGCCGCTCGCATGCGCATGCGGCAATCTTCCATCTGAAAACGTCAACCCAAACAGGAAACTTCTCTATGACTCTTGAACAGTTGCGGGCGCATCTCGCCTCCCTGAAATCGCGCGCGGCGGCGAAGATCGCCGAGGCAACCGACGGCCTTGCGCCCGAGGCCGTTCGCGCCATCGAAACCGATCACGCCGCGATCGTGCGCGAGATCGGCGACACCGAGGCCAAGATCGCCGCCGAGGAAGCCCGTAGCGCCGCCCCGTCGTCGGCCGACGCCGTCGTGCGCGCTGCCATCGAGGCCGAGCGCTCCCGCGTCGCCGAGATCACCGCGCTTGCCGCGCGTCACAGCCTGGGCGGCTTCGCGGCGCAGCACATCGCCGCCGGCACCGCGCTCGACGTGGCGCGCTCCGCTGCGCTGGAAGCGATTGCCACCCGCGCCGCTGGCGCCTCGATCTCGCCGCGCGGCGTCGATGCCAGCGTCGGGCACGAGGCGATCGAGACCACCCGCGACGCGCTCGAAAACGCGATCATGCATCGCGCCAATCCCAAGACCAAGCTTACCGATGCGGGCCGCGAGTGGCGCGGTATGTCGCTGATGGAAATGGGCCGCTCCTATCACGAACAGGTCACGGGCGAACGCCTTCGCGGCCTGGGCAAGATGGACCTTGCCGGCCGGCTGCTCGGCCTCGATGGCCTCGCGGCGCGCTCGGGCGGTGCTATGTCGTCGTCGGACTTCCCGAACATCCTCGCGAACGTCGTCGCCAAGCGGCTGCGCGCGGCCTATGAGGTTGCACCGCAGAATTGGAAAAAGCTGTCGCGTCAGAACAACGCGCCCGATTTCAAGGCGCGCGCGATCACTCAGCTCTCCAACATGCCGAACCTGAAACTGATCAAGGAAGGCGGCGAGTACACGCACGCGGCGCTCGCTGACTCCAAGGAACAGTATGCGCTCGCGACTTACGGCCGTAAGGTCATGATCACGCGTCAAGCGCTGATCAACGATGACCTGGGCGCGTTCGACCGCATTCCGATGCTGTTCGGCCGGGCCGCTGCGGAAACCGAGGCCTCGCTGTTTTGGGCGATCATCACCGCAAACGCGGCGATGGGCGACAATGTCGCGCTGTTCCACAACACGCACGGCAATCTCGGCACCGCCGCCGCGATCGCGATCGCCTCGCTCAATGAGGGTCGCACCAAGATGCGCAAGCAGAAGGGACTCGCGAACAAGCCGGCCGATGCCGAGCCGCTGAACCTCACCCCGGCTTTCATCGTCGTGTCGCCCGACAAGGAAACCGAGTGCCAGCAGTTCCTTTCCACCACGATCTATCCGCAGGCCAATAGCGGCGTGAACCCGTTCGCCGGCTCGCTTGAGCCGATCGTCGAGGCACGGCTCACGGGCAATGGCTGGTATCTGTTCGCCGATCCCGCGATGATCGACACCATCGAATATGCCTACCTCGAAGGCGAGGAAGGCCTCTACACCGAAAGCCGCATCGGCTTTGACGTGGATGGCGTCGAGATCAAGGGCCGCCTCGACTTTGCGGCGAAGGCGATCGATTACCGCGGTATGTTCTACAACCCCGGCGCCTAAGCCTGGGCGATGATCCAACCGGCGGCCGGCGCTTCAATGCGTCGGCCGCTTTCGTTTTTCTTCAAGGGAAAATCCATCCATGAAAAGCTTTCTGTTGCAGGGTGACACCCTGACTCTCACCGCGCCGGCTGGCGGCGTGACTTCCGGCGTTCCCGTGCTGATCGGTGCCGGCATCTTCGGCGTGCCGGTGACTGACGCGGTCGCGGGCGACTCCTTCGCGCTCAAGACGAGTGGCGTTTACGCCGACGCATCCAAGGCCGCCGGCGCCGCTTGGGCCGAGGGTGACTATCTCTATTGGGATAACACCGCCAAGAATTTCACCAAGACGAGCGCCAGCAACACCCGAGTCGGCGTTGCAACGCGAGCGGCTCTCTCCGCCGACACCACCGGCGACGTGAAGATCGGGCCGGTTGTCGGCTAACGCGAGGTAGTAGTCATGGCGTCACCGTTTGCGCGTGCTGTCGCCGCTGCGGCGGTGACGCATGACAAAATCCAGGGCGAGCTTTTTACGTTCGCGCCGCAGAAATACCAAACCGACCGCAATGCGCCGCTGATCCCCGACACGGCGCGCGATGTCGTCGAGCATGTGCTTTGCCCGTTCGGCGAGTCGGCCGCGCGGGCCGCCGCAGGGCCGTTCAATCAGGTTGGCGTCAAGGTTGAGCGCGCCGCGCATTCGACCGATCGGCCTTACGTCTCGCTCCAACTCTCGCGTTTGCCGTGGCGCCCGCGACAAGGCGACATCCTCACGCAAGAGGATTCCGGCCGCCGTTTCCGCGTCCACGAGGTTTTGCCCTCGACGCCTGGATTTGTGCGCCTCACTTTGAACGGGATATGATCGATGCTCGCGCGAACATTCTTGCGGTTTACCGCGCTTGAAGCATTGCGGCCCTCGGCCTTGCTCGCGAGCAATGGCCCGTGGCCGACGATCGCCGGCGCCTATGTAGCCGACTCCCGCGTCGATCCGATCGACGATCAACTTGATAGCGACGAGCGGCGCGCGCTGATCGGCGTTTATACCGAGGACTCCGGCCTCACGAAAATCGCGCAAGCTGGCCCGCAATTCTACAAGGCCGAAGTCGACCTCGTGTTCGAGTTGTCGGTTGTGCAGCGATTTGATGTCGATGGCGAGATCGTTGTCGATTATGCCGACACCGACGGCGCCGCCGAGACCATGCTCGATTTGCTTGAGGAGCAAGTCAAGCACGCCTTGCATTGGGGGCCGAGCGGCGCGCTCTTTCGGCAAATGGCCAAGTTGCCGTTCGATGATTGGAATTCCAAGATCAAGCATCGGAGCGGCGAGGAAAGCGTTCGGCTCGCCGCGCGCACGTTGCACACGCGCATTTGCGTGAAAGAGGGGTGCCACGATCCGGCGCCTTCGCCGGTGCCGGTGGATTTCGATCGCTTGCCCGGCTTGCTCAAGTCGATCGCATTGCAACTTGGCGAGTCCACCTATCTGCACGAGCTCGCCCTCGGCATGGCTCGAAAGGCGCCGGTCATGCCGACCCGCGTCAACCTCAACACCGTTGGGATCACAACGGCGCCGCAACCCGGCGTTTCCGGCACCGATCCGGTGCAGGGAACGGCCACCAATCTGCAAGGCTAATCCAGCATGTCAAACGTGTTTATCAAGCCGTCGGTGATCGAGATCGAGGGCGAGCAAGTCGTCGCGCTCGTGCGCGATCCCGAAACGGGCATCCCGCTCGACGCGAACGGCGAATGGAAACCCATGTCGCAGTTTTGGGCGCGCCGGCTTCGCGATCGCGATGTCGTCGCGGCCGATGCTGACGCCGGCACCGAGCGCAAGGCGGATACCTCGCCGGCGGCGCCGGTGCCGTTCGCGGTGTGCGCCAATTGCGTGACGCCCGAGGCGTGCGCCAACTCGACGCGATGCGTTAAGGCGCCGCTCGTCTAACCCGCGCTCAACCTTCCAACCGAAAACCATAGCAACCGCCGGCGTCACGCGCCGCGCGAACACGGAGTCACGTCAATATGTCGGTGTTGTTCAACAACATTCCGGGCAACCTGTTGGTGCCCTTTTTCTACGCCGAGGTTAACTCGGGCGGCACGCCGTTCCAGGGCAACGCGCGCGTCGTGCTGATCGGCCAGAAGCTTGCCGCCGGCACCGCGCCGGCCGGCACTGTTATCGGCCCGATCCAGAATGAGCGCGAGGCGGATGCCTTTTTTGGTGTCGGTTCGATGGTGTCGTCGATGTTCCGCATCGCGCGCCGCAACGCGCCGTTTCAGCCGCTTTGGGTGTTGCCGCTCGCCGAGCCGGCCGGCGCCAAGGCCGCCGGTTCGCTCACGTTCACCGCGCCCGGCATCACCGGCGCCGGCATTCTCTGGCTGCTCGGCCGCCGCGTCGTGTTTCAGGTCAACGCGGCCGATACCGCCTCGGCGGTGTGCCTCAAGGCCGTGGCCGCGATCAACGCCGCGAACCTGCCGTTTGTCGCTGCGCAGAACGGCACCACGCCCGGCAAGTGCGACGTGACCGCGCGTCACTTCGGCACCATCAGCAACGGCCAGGAAATGACCTTTGCCACCGACGAGTCGAACGTGCTTAACGGCACCAACACGACTGTCGTCGCGCTCTCGGGCGGCACCGGCGCGCCCGATCTCGTGACCCCGCTCGCCTCGCTCGGCGATCAGGAATATGACTTTCTCTGCGGCCCCTATTCCGACGCCACATCGCTGAACGCGATCCGCGATTTCCTCGACGATAGCGCCGGCCGTTGGTCGCCGATCCAGCAACTTTACGGCCATTACTTCACGGCGCAGGTTGGCACGCTGTCGGGCCTCGTCACCTATGGCGACACCCGCAACGATCAGCATGCGACGGTGCTCGGAACGCAGCGCTCGCCGACTCCGGAATGGGAATGGGCGGCGGCGGCGTGCGGCATGGCATCGGCACATCTGGCCGACGCGCCGGAAGTCTCGCGCCCGCTGCAAACGCTCGTGCTTAGCGGCGTGATGCCGCCGCGCGATCGCGGCGTGTGGTGGGACATCGTCGATCGTCAGGCGCTCTATTCCGACGGTATCGCCGGATACAAAGTGCGCTCCGATGGGCTGGTCGCGATCGACCGTCTCGTGACGACGTATCAGAAAACGGCGGCGGGCGTCGCCGACGGCACGTTCCGCGACGTGGAAACCATGTTTCAGTTGATGTTCGTGGTTCGCTACTTCAAGACGGCGGTCAGCAACCGGCACTCGCGCCAGGCGCTCGCCGACGACAACCCGTTCAACCTCGCCGAGATCGCGACGCCGAAATCGGTGCGCAACACGCTTGTGCACGCTTACAACGATCTCGTGGCCCTGGGCGTGCTCGAAAAGTCCGATCTGTTCTCGCAGTATGTCGTCGTCGAGCGCGATCTTAACGACGCCAACCGGCTCAACGCGTTTCTGCCGGTCGATGTCGTCAATCAGTTGCGCGTATTCGCGGCGAACGTCACCGCGTTCTTGCAGTATCAGACGCCATCGGGCGAGTCGGCCGTCGGCTGATCCAGATAACCGCGCGCGAATGATCCGGCGACCGGCAATGTGGCCGGTCGCCGCTTAGGC